AGCAAGAAAAGCAGGGCATTTATTGTAGTTGATGGAGCGGGCAGATGGATGCGGCGCAAGCGGATAAACCATACGGGCACAAAAGGGAAATATTACTTCGACGAGGCTTTCGATTCTAAGCGGGCAGCAAGCGAGGCTTTGTTTGCGAAAGATATTTTCGCGAAACTTGCAGAATTCAAAAAGAAAAACGGACTGTAATGCTCCACCACATTATTGATATTTTGAAAGCCGACGGCACCGTAACCAGTTACGTTGCAGCGGATAACATTTTTCCGCTTGTAAGGTTGCAAGGCAGCGAGTTGCCAGCGGTCACAGTTCAACTGGTCAGCACCGAACCAATTGACACCAAAGACCGACGGGTGGACTATGACGAATTTACGGTCGAGGTTACCACCTTTTTTGGCGACCCTCGTAACGCTTGGCTGACGTGCTTAGCGATTCGTTCGGCACTTGATAATTTTGCTGGCAATTCTGACGTTGGTCAAATTCGAATGCAGAACATGGCAAGCGACGTTTTCGAGGGGACAGATGTGTTTACCTTTACACAACAATACAGTGTGCACATGACGGAACGAACCACAGCAAATCCATGACGGTAGCAATTCATGTAACAGCATTCCGCAGACCGTCAATCACGAAACTGGCATTTACGGCGTTAGAGCGCACCCGAGCAGAGCTTGCCGAGTATGGACATGACAGCTTTGTAATTGTAGGAGTAAGCGAGAAGAAAAGTCAAGCAATTGCGGAATCATTTGGATACGATACCGTTTGGTCGCCAAACAAGCCATTAGGTCAAAAATTTGATGCGGTTACCAAAGAGATTTTGAACCGTGATTTTGACTATTACATGGAGTTTTGCAGCGACAACATTTTGGACGTGGATTACAGCAGACTTGCTCACGAAGCAATGACGAACGGCATACCGTATTGGGGCATGGCGCAATTTTACATTCTAAATTGGCGGACAAAACAGTGCCGATTATTCACGGGAGCATTAAGCAATGTGGGGCGGCTTACGAGACGATATTTACTAGAGAATATCAAACTCAAAAAAAATTATTTCTACGAGCATAGATTAAACCGAGGACTTGACCAGAGCTTCAACAAAATCATGTGGGAATGCAATAAAATTCGGGCTGAAATTGCTCGTATTGACCGACCTTACATCGTTGACATAAAAAACGAAATGAGCATGAACCCGTATGGCAACTTTGCCAAAAAGGAGGCAACTTTTCCTTGCGTACCTTTAGACGGAAATTTTCCAGAATTAAAGATTACAGAAAAAGAGAAAAAAGATGGCAACAACAACGGGTAAAATTCGCTCCAATGCGATTGGTGTTTACATCAGCAATACCACCAATACTGACTTCCCAACTATTGGCGGCACATACGGTGACGTAGTGGCTGAAAACGATACATGGGAATTGGTAGCTTGTGCGACTTCAGGCACGTTTACTGGCAGCATGGAGGTACTTGATGCAACCACCAAGGATAATGACGGACAGCGTGAGATTTTGACTGGCGGCTTGACGTGGAGCATGAGTGCTGAAGGATTGATTCAATTTGACGTTACTTCTGACGTAAAAGGAGCGATTGATTTATTTGACTTGTGGACGGCAAAAACTCGCCTACGATTGAGTTGGACAACTGGCGTAGATGGCGATTACATGTACTACGGTCAGGCGTACATCACCAGTTACGAAGAAAGTGCTGGCTTGAACGAAATTGCTAGTTACAGCGTTACCTTTGAAGGCGACGGCGCAATCACCAAGGCAATTGTCGATGACACCAACGCTACTTTCAACAACAACAACGACTAATAGATGAACAAACTTCGAGGGCAATTTGAGCTGACCTTAGCGGACGGCACGAAAGTCAATTTACTGGTTAACATGTTCGCACTTGGCGAGTACGTGGAGGAAGCAGGAATTGAGTTACATAACCTCGAGAATCATCTAGAACAAAATGCATTGAGCTACGTGCCCAAATTGCTGTGGCACGCGGCTCGTGCTTTTTGTATGCTCAACGATACCGAAATGACAATTTCGCGGGGCAAATTTTTGGTTTTAATTGGTAGCACGCCACTGGATGAATTGCTTGACATTATCACTCAAGCAATGAACCTTGATGACGGAAAAAAAAAGTTACCGACCAAGACCAAGAGGAAAGCAAAATAACGTTTGAGCAATTGTATGCTTACAGCTTGCAGCAAGGCATTAAACCAGAAGAATTTTGGCGGTGCACTTTTGGTGAGTTGAAGCATCAGCTCAGGTATTTAGAAACGGTTGACAAGAGGCAATGGATGCACACCAGCCAGTTGCTTGCACTCACGTACAATTTGAACCGTGGGAAAACGTCCAAAGCAGCCAGCTGGGAGGACTTTAACCCGTACGAATACGAACGACGCATTAGCACCCCGCCGACCACGTTAGATTCGGAAACAAGAGCTAAATTCGAAAGGATGACAAAAGCACTGAATCGACATGGCAAAACAAACGGCGGCACTACGGATACTGTTCGGGGCTGATACTCGACAGTTTGACAAGGCTCTGAAAACGAGCATAAAAAAGATGCAAAGGACGGCTGCTGACATGAAGCAGATTGGTTCTAACTTATCACGTTCTTTAACCGCTCCGTTGCTTGGCATAGCGGCTATTTCGGTGAAGACCGCAGCGGACTTCGAATTCGCAATGGCTAAGGTGCAGGCTGTCAGTGGATTCACGGCGGGAGAAATGAAGCGGCTGACGGCTCAGGCGCAGGCATTAGGAGCGAGCACCAGCAAGACCCAAGACGAAGTTGCATCGTTGCAATTGGAGCTGGCAAAATTGGGTAAAAGCAGCTCCGAAATTGAGGCAATGACAGAAGAGGTTTTGAACCTTTCAATTGCCTTTGACCAAGACCTTGGCGAGACGGCGAGAATCATTGGTGCTACGCTCAACCAATTCGGACTTGATGCATCTGAGGCTGGACGGGTTGCCGACAACATGGCAATCTTGTTTGGTAACAGTGCGCTAGACCTCCAAAAATTCGACTCTGCTATGAGTACAGTCGGACCCACTGCTAACGCATTGGGTTTATCGTTGGAGGAAACGGGTGCGGCGATTGGAATTCTGGTAAATGCGGGCATTGATGCGTCGACGGTTGGTACGGCTTTAACCAAGTCGTTGACCACGATGGCAAAAGCGGGGTATGACGGACAGGAGGCTCTACGTGCCATCACGAGCGGCAACCTTTCAGTAGCGGAGGCATTTGAGTTCTTTGGCGACCGTGCTGGTAAAATTATTCCAGTCTTGCAGGGGACGACCGATTCACTGGATGAATACATCACCAAACAAGTCGAAGGAACGGGTGCAGCAGCCAAAGCAAGAAAGACGTTGGAGGAAACCACAAGAGGCGGTTTTGACAAGTTGAAATCTGCGGTGAGCGCAGCGGCTACTACCATTGGTCAAAAACTGTTGCCCAAGGTCAATGGCTTACTGGATTTTTTGACAAAGCTGGTAAGCAAATTTGCGTCGGCTAATCCAGCAACAATTGCGTTGGGATTAGGCTTTGCTGCGGCGGCAGCATCAATTGGACCATTACTGTTTTTAGGCGGGCAACTTGTCTTCGCTTTAAGTCAACTGAAAATTGCGTTGAATAGCGCAACCGCAGCGCAGATTAGAAACAACCTTGCCGCACTCGCAAATCCATACGTCGCAGTCACGGCAGCCGTCGTGGCTTTGGCAGGAGGTTTATACCTTTTGAGTAAACGGCAAAAGGAGGTTGAAACCGCCGAGGATAGAGCGGACAAAACCCGCACAGCAGGGTTGGAGTCAGTAGCGGAAGAAAAAACCGAAGTAGAGCGGCTTGCAGCGGCGTATAAATTGGCTGGAGATAATTTGTCGAAACGGCGGGAGGTTTTAGCTCGATTGAATCAAATTGCCCCCGAAACTTTCGCGAATCTCGATGCTGAAACCACGGGCTATAAGGATTTAAAAAATGCGGTTGATGCGTACACCAAAAGCATACAGCAAAAAGCCATTTTAAAGGCGTACGAAGACAGTTTGGTTGACCTGCAAGCTCAGTTGATTCAGACACAGCAAGGCATTGCGGAAAGCATAGATGAGCTGAACGGTGAATTTTTTGAGGTTGAAATCAACGGGCAGACCGTTCTAATGGAGACACCTGCATCCGCAATGCGATTCAACAGCCCACAAGAGAAAGAAGCATTTGAAAGACAAACTCAATTTTTCATTGATGAGTTACGAAAGCGAGAAGCAAAGCTGAGCGAAGAAATGGACATTATCAAGCGGCGTATGCAGCAGTCTGCTGAACGGACTGGCATATCGCTTGATGACATTTTTGGCGGTGGCGGTGGCGGTGGCGGTAGTGCTGAAACGGCTACCAAACGAGTCGAAAAATTGACTCCAGCACTCGACCAATTGAGTCTTGCTTTCACAAAATATAACCAAGCAATTGCCGCCAGCCAGCCACGGCAAAAAACGATGGTCGAGACGCTTGACGAAATGACAAAAAGCATTGAAGAGGGCAAGCAACTCATTCCAAGTTTTAGAAGCTCACTGATACAGGTTGGAGAAACGGGGCTTACGGTAGGTCAGCAACTGAGCCGTGCTTTCGGTTCTTTGCCTGAAATTGTCAGCGATACTTTCAGGGAATTGAAGGAGCAGGCAGAGGACATTGGCAACACGATTGGTGATGCGTTAGGACAGGCGTTTATTAACGCCAAAAAAGAAAACCAAAGTTTTAACGAGGCACTCAAGTCTACGGGACGGGAGGCATTGGGCGTAATCTTGGCGGAAGTTGTGGCAATGGCAATACGGAATGCATTTGAAGCAGCAGGTGCAACTGGTCCACTGGCTTTGGTGCTTGCTCCCGCATTGGCAGGAGCGGCTGCTGGCGCGGCAAAATCTTTGTTTGCTTCGACGGTACCAGCATTTGCTCAGGGCGGTATGGTCACGGGACCAATGCTCAGTTTATTGGGGGACAATCCAAGCGGAAAAGAGATGGTTATACCGTTCGAAAGAATGGGCGAATTTGCGAGCAGATTATTACCAAATAGCAACCAGTCAAATGACGTAAATGTGCATGGCGTTATTCAGGGCAGAAATTTGTTGCTTGTTCATGAACGCGGCACACGAAATCAATCACGATACAGATAAAAAATGGCGGTCAAATATTACAGCGATTTTAATGATGATGACGGACGGGCGTGGCACATCGTTATTCACGACACCACATACGGCGGCTCATCACCCGTAGAATTTACCTGCGGAGCGGACGGTTTTGTGCTGAGGTATGAGGGCAACGATACCGACAGAAGCCAAGCGGTTATACCGAGCACAATTGAGTTCACCTACTTCATTCAAAATGGCAATGATGACCAGCTGTTAGCGGACATAGCAGGAAGTGCTGAAGGGCGGTACCAAGTCGAAGTGTATTATGGCGGGGCTAGTTACTCCGCAGGACACCTTTATTGGCGGGGCGTTTTGTTAGCAGACATCGCGGATTATTCAGACGAATATTACCCACAAGAATTTCGGCTCATTGCCATTGATGATTTAGCGGGTTTACGCAACGATGATTTTAACACGGGAAGCAGCGGGTATTCATACGTTGCCAATTTGGTTGCAAATTGTCTAAATCGCATGCGGAGTTGGGACGTTACCAGCGACACGCATCGTGCGACACTTTTGACGTGGTACAAAGCCCAAGATTGGAACAGCGTTTACCGTTCGGTATGGGAATACGGACAAATGAATTTCGCTACGTTTGTCAACACAGATACCTTTCCTAGCACTTATTTGAAAACATATGACGTCCTGCAAGGCATTTTAAGCGGGCTAGGAGCACGTATCTATTGGCGAAGTAGTATAGACCCCACAATTGATTCTGGATTCATTGTAGACGGCTTAAATGGGCAGGAATACGATACCGACTCGTTTGCTGGGGTAACGGTCAACAATGTAGGCACCACGGCATCAGCAACCCTTGCACGACAGGAACTCAACCTTGACAGCTCAGGATTAAAAAGATTACGGGGATTTAGAAAGGGATGGCTCAACCCGCTTTTGAAGGTTGAACGCACGTTCAAATACCCCAGCAGTCCTTTCGTAGTTGACCACGAATACAGCGGGGTACCAAACTCTTATAATTTTCACGATGGCTCGTACGATGCAACGTTGTTGACAGCACCGACCATTGAGTACGGCGAGGGCTCGGTTATTAGCTTAAGATTTTCTGCCAATTTTAATCACGTAGAAGGAAGCACAAGTAACCAAGCATTTGATTCAGTGCCAAAACGAGCAGGACGGTTCAAAATTTCGGCGAAATTGAGATTCGGGCAGTACTATGCTCAACGGGCTTTGACCATTCAAGGAACCACGGGGGTTTACGTTACGGATGGCGGAGGATTTGCCCAAGTAGTTACGTTTACAGAAAATGCGTCGAATTGGTCGACCTCAAGCAATGCAAGAATCGATTGGTACACACCGCCATTAGTTTGGACAGATGAGGAAAATTTGACCTTTCAAATGGGCATTGACCTGACGCCACTGCCCGCAGATTTAACCAGCGAGGATTGCACAATAGCATGGACCATTATACCAGTTGATTCAGACGGACTGCAAGCAACGTATATAGCAGCAATTGGTGACCTGTTTGACACGACCTCTGCGCCGTCCATTTTGGGCGCAACAATTTACCCTACCGACATCTTTGAGATTGGAGGCAGTGACATCACATTCAAGGCAGAAAATTCCAATACCGATGCTCGCGAAATTCTAAATTTGCCAACGGTATTTTTTAGTGATTTATTAGGAACCAGAGGTGGCGGACTCTTTATTCGAGCTAACGGCACAAGAACTCAACCGAGCGAATGGCAAAGCAACAGCAATCTTGCGGCTGATATTAACCTGCATAATTTGGTTGCCAAGGAGTATCTGCAAGGGCAATCGAGAAACATAAAAAAGCTGACAGGTGAGGTACGAGATAGCCGAACCAGCTCGACCGCAGGCATTTCACTTATTGATACCATCGTACACAGTGGTGATTATTACAGCATCCACGGGTTAGAATTTACCGCTGCTCGTGGCATTTACAGGGTTGATTGCTTACAGCTAGAAAATTCTGGAACGATATCAAATCCAACGGCAACTTTTAGCGGTCAATTCAACAACGAAATCATAACAGGTGGCAGACCGCCTGTGACTCCAGTCACAGAAGTTATTACAGGCGAAATTTCGGAAAAAGTTGACCTAATTACCATCACGCAAGCAGTTAACCTTGATGACGTAGAAAGCGACACCAATCAAAACAGCTCAGACATCGACAGTCTGCAAATTTTCCAGCAAAATACCGAATCACTGCTCAAAGGTGCATTTACAGGCGGCGGAGCTGGTATATACAAGGATAGCAGCAAGGCAACGACGAGCAGCTTCGTAGGTATTACCGACACAGCGGCACACCTGCAAGCGGGTGCAAATACCAGCGTGGACTTGACAGAAACCAGTCCTGGCAC